CAGATATTCTTGCGCCTGATCCCCGGCTACCCAGCCAAAGAACTGCGCCTGATCGACATGACCCTGCGCATGTACACCAACGCTTGCCTTGAGCTGGACCGCGAGATGCTGGTCAAGGCGCTATCAGAAGAAGGAGAAAAACGTGAAGGTTTACTTAAGAAACTCGGCATCGAGGAGACTGCACTTGCGTCGAACCCAAAGTTTGCGCAAGTACTCACACTCATGGGCGTCACTCCCCCTACGAAAGTCAGCAAGACCACTGGGCAGGAGGCGTTTGCTTTTGCAAAAAATGACGTGCTATTTCAAGCGATGCTCAACGGTGAACGTGAAGACGTTGCCCTTCTTTGTGAGGCGCGTCTTAGGGTTAAATCAACCACCGAGCGTACACGTGCGCAGCGGTTCCTTGATATATCGGGCAGGGGTCCGCTCCCGGTTCCGCTTAGCTACTACGGCGCAGCTACGGGCCGCTGGACTGCGGCCAAGGGCAGCGCCATCAACATGCAAAACCTCAAGCGAGGTTCGTTCCTACGCAAAGCCATTATGGCTCCCGCTGAGCATCAGCTCGTCGTTGGCGATCTTTCGCAAATCGAGCCGCGTGTCCTTGCGTGGCTGGCGGACTACGACGACATGCTTGACATCTTCCGATCAGGCAGCGACGCCTACGCCGCCTTTGGCGCTCAGATGTTTAACATCCCGGGCTTATCCAAGGAAACCCATCCCGACCTACGACAGTCGGCCAAGTCCGCTTTACTAGGCTGCGGCTATGGTCTAGGCTGGGCATCGTTTGCAGCGCAGCTTCTCGTTGGATTCCTTGGCGCTCCTCCCGTACGCTACGACAAAGCGTTTGCAAAGAAGCTCGGTGTGGACGGCGCTTACATCGACCGCTTCGTGGGCTGGGAGGACAACGTGCTAAAGCTGCGCGAGATTCCCCACACCTGCACGGAGCGCGAGTTGCTGATCCACTGCGTAGCGGCCAAGAAGATCATCGACATCTACCGCAGCACTGCGCACCCGGTGGTGAGCTTTTGGGACATGTGCAGCAAGCTGATGGAGAAGTCGCTTTACGGCGGCGAGGAGGTGGTGTATAAATGCGTCACGTTCAGAAAAGAAGAGATCGTCTTGCCCTCGGGCATGACCCTCAAGTATCCGAACTTACGCAACGAATACGACAAAGAAACAAAGCAACGCAATTGGGTGTACGGTGAAGCTGGCGTCAAGCCAACCAAGCTGTACGCTGGGAAGATAACGAACAACATCGTGCAGGGAACTGCGCGTGTAGTGATGACGGACGGCATGCTGCGGGTGGACAAGAAGTACCCCGTGGTGGGCACAGTGCACGATGAGTTGCTTTGTGTCGTGCCTGACGCTGAGGTCGAGGATGCCAAGGTGTGGGTGCTGGAGCAGATGATTGCTCCGCCCAAGTACATGCCCGGCATACCGCTGAACTCAGAGGTTGGTGCACACCGCCGTTATGGTTTGGCAAAGGGGTGATATGAAAAAAGAAATGCAGGCGTTGACAACGCAAGAAGTTGAGCAGGCAATGGAGCTAAGTCGGGGCAAACCCGACAGGCTAAAAGTGTTCTACGCCACGCTGGATGACATGCTGTGGAAGAAGAACGGATTGAAGCAATACAAGGAGAAAGCAAATGAAGCAACTGACACTACCCAAGAAGATCAAAGTGGGGGACAACTGGTACAGCGTTGACATCGCAGACACGATGCGTGAGCGTCTGTACATGGGCGAGGTGCACTACGCCAAGCGCACCATCACCTTGGCGCGTAAGTCGTACCACGGCATACCGCTGAGACTCTCGGCCCTACAGGAGACGTTCTGGCACGAGCTGACGCACGCCATCCTTGAGAGCATGGACCGCCCTGACCTGAACAACGACGAGCACTTCGTCGAAGAGTTCAGCAGCCGACTGGCAAAAGCAATTCAATCAGCGAGGTTTTGATGACAGTTAAATGGTCACACTCCGCGCTCAAGGACTACGAGGGTTGTCCCCGGCGGTACAACGAAGTGAAGGTGCTCAAGAACTTCCCGTTCACTGACACACAAGCTACGCTGTACGGCAAGGAGCTGCACTCGGCCGCCGAGCACTACATCAAGGACGACAAGCCGCTGCCGCCCCAGTTTGAGTTCGTCAAGGACATGCTCGATGCGCTCAAGGCCAAGCCCGGCCGCAAGCTGTGTGAGCACGAGATGGGCGTCACGTCCGATCTGCGCCCTTGCGAGTTCATGGACAAAGACGTATGGGTGCGCGGCATTGCCGACTTGCTCATCATTGACGACGAGAACTTGACAGCCCGCGTGGTGGACTATAAAACGGGCAACAACAAGTACCCGGATCGGGAGCAGCTTCGGCTGATGGCTTTGATGGTGTTCGTGCACTTCCCGCACATCCGCAAAGTCAGCGGTGGTCTGCTGTTCGTGGTCAAGAACGACTTGGTCAAGGCCAGCTTCTTGCGCGGTGAAGCCGATGAGTACTGGTGGGATTACCGGACACGCGTTGCCCGCATTGAGAAAGCGCATGAGACCGGGGTATGGAACCCCAAGCCCACACCGCTGTGCGGTTGGTGCGTTGTTAAAACCTGCGAACACAATCGAAAGAGAGATTGATATGCTGGAATGCGCTGTATGCAAAAAAGAAGTCCAGCGCCGCACACGCACGCAGCGTTTTTGTTCCTCTGCTTGCAGAGGCAAATGGAAATACTACTCGGGCGAAGTCAGTACGGACAGTCAGTACGAACGCATAAGCGGTAACTGGAACCGATACCTACCACGCCTACTGTATTTTGGTGGGCGTAAGCGAGACAAACTTACACGGAACATATTGATGGCGCAGCTTGTTAAGCAAGATTTCAAGTGCGCTTTATCCGGTGTTGAGCTAACGTGTAAGTTGGAGAAGGGCGTTAACTGCCCAACAAACGCATCCGTTGATCGAGTGGTTGCAGGAGGTCCTTACACAGCAGACAATATTCAAATGGTTTGCCGCGCCCTCAATGCGTGGCGGAGTGATACCACGATCGAAGACTTCGTTTCGTGGTGTCGTTTAGTGGTTGATTTTCACAAACAGAAAGAGGTAGCCAATGGCAACGCGTAAAAGAAATTATGCGAAAGAATATCAGCGTGATCTGGAGACCGGCAAGTCCGGCCCTGAATCTGACCAGCATGAGCGCCAACGTGCGCGGCGTGCATACGACAAGAAAGGGGTTGACCGTGCAGGCAAAGACATCGACCACGTCAAGCCCCTACGGGCTGGCGGCAAGTCAACGCCGGGCAACCTGAGACTGCGTGCCAAGAAAGCCAATCAAGGCGACAACAAATAACTACCGGAGAAAGCAGTGGACATCATTGACAACAAAGCCGTTGTCTTCAGAACGCGTAACCCGGACAAGTACCGCATCATCCCCAAGCACAAAGTCATCGAGCGTGATGACGGCAGCTTCGATGTTGCTGTGTACTGGGGCTTGGACGAAGCGCGTGTCCTGAAGAATCTAGGCGTGAAAGACATTCAGTCGCCCATCACTCGGCGCTACGACTGGCCCGGCCGTTACAAGCCGATGGAGCACCAAGTTGATACCGCATCGTTTCTCACCATGCACAAGCGTGCGTTTTGTTTCAACGATCCCGGCACAGGCAAGACGCTTGCGGCGCTGTGGGCCGCTGACTACTTGATGAAGCTGGGCTTCGTGAAGCGTGTGTTGATACTGTGCCCACTGTCGATCATGCACTCAGCGTGGCTCAGTGATCTGAACAACAGCATCATCCACCGCTCGGCCATCGTGGCGCACCACAGCAAGGCATCGCGCAGGATCGAGATGATCCAGCAAGACTACGAGTTCGTGATCTGCAACTACGATGGGCTGAACCTGATTGCCGAGGAGATCGTCAACGATGGGCGCTTTGATCTGGTGATTGTCGATGAGGCCAACGCCTACAAGACCGTGACCACCAAGCGGTGGAAGACGCTCAAGTCCATCCTCACGCCCAAGACCCACTTGTGGATGATGACGGGCACACCTGCATCGCAGTCGCCTGCTGATGCGTACGGGCTGGCCAAGCTGGTCAACCCAGACAACGTGCCGCTGTTCTACACAGGGTGGCGTGACTCGGTGATGAACAAGATCACGCTGTACAAGTGGGCACCCAAGCCCGATGCACGCGAGCGTGTATTCACTGCGTTGCAGCCAGCGATCCGGTACTCCAAAGACCAGTGCCTTGACCTGCCGCCAGTGATGACGCTGACCCGTGAGGTGCCGCTAACTCCGCAGCAGGCCAAGTACTACAACTTGCTCAAGGACCAGATGCTAGTGCAGGCGGCTGGGGAGGTCATCACTGCGGTCAATGCCGCTGCTATGCTGAGCAAACTGCTGCAAGTCAGTTGCGGCGCTGCGCTGACCGATACCAAAGAGGTGGTGGAGTTCGACGCTGGCCCACGGCTTGGCGTGCTGGAAGAAATTCTGGAGGAGACCTCGCGCAAGGTCATCATCTTCGCGTTGTTCCGCGCCAGCATCGAGACCATCCAGAAGCACCTGACATCCAAGGGCATCACCAACGAGTGCATCCACGGCGGCGTGTCTGCAAACAAGCGAGGCGACATCATCCACCGCTTCCAGACCGACCCTGACCCGAGGGTGCTGGTCATGCAGCCACAGGCCACAGCGCACGGCATCACGCTGACTGCCGCTGACACCGTGGTGTTCTACGGCCCGTTGATGAGCGTGGAGCAGTACATCCAGTGCATTGCCCGTGCCGATCGCAAGGGACAGAACTCCGACAAGGTGACAGTCTTCCACATCCAGAGCTCCCCGGTGGAGGCCAAGATGTTCAAAGCCCTCGGTGCGAAAGTAAGCGACAGCTCACTTCTGACCGAGATGTTCACGCTGGAAATAAATTCTTGAAAGGGGGTTGCGCCACCAAAAAAGCCATGTAAACTGTCCAACGCTTGACAAAAATATAGGAGAAAGCAATGACCGAAGACATCGAAGAAGCACCGGAAGTCGAAGCAATTCCGCTCGACAAGCTGGTCGCCATTCACACCAAGATCAAGGCCAAGATGGAAGGCCTTGATCGCCAGCTCGCTGAGCTGGACGAGCAGCGCACGCACGTGCGCCTCGCTATCAAAGACCAGATGAAGGCCCTTGGCCTGACATCGGTCCAGACCTCCACGGGAACCGTGTCGTTGATGAAGAAGACGCGCTACAACACACAGGACTGGGACTCGTTCAAAGCATTCGTGCTTGAGCATCAAGTCGTAGACCTGTTGGAAAAGCGCATCGCCCAAACCAACATGGCACAGTTTCTGGAAGAGAACCCCGGTGTTCTGCCGCCGGGGCTGAACTCAGTCACTGAGTTCGACATTCGTGTAACCAAAGCAAGAAAGTAACGCAATCATGAGCAACATTACGCTTTTCAATTCGTCCAACGTCCCCGCATTTGCTCGTAACAACGAGTTGTCTGACACAGCCAAGGCCCTGACGGGCGGCGGTGCTGGTGTATCGATCAAGCGCATCTCCATCAAAGGCGGCGTGTTCCGTCTGGTGGCAGGTGGCAAGGAAGTCGCCGCCATCGAAGACCGTCACCTTGATGTCATCATCGTCCGCGCTGCCCCCAAGGTCAGCCGCATCTATTACTCTGGCGCATACAACGCCGAAGCGATTGTGCGCCCTGACTGCTGGAGCAATGACGGCGAGAAGCCTGACGCAACCATCACCGCTCCCCAGAGCAAGACTTGCATGGGTTGCCCACAGAACGAAGCCGGTTCCGGCAACGGCAACAGCCGTGCCTGCCGCTTCCAACAGCGCCTTGCTGTTGTGCTGGCCAACAACCCTGAAGGTGATGTGTTGCAACTGACACTCCCAGCGACTAGCATCTTCGGTAAGGAAGATGGCGACAAGCGTCCCCTGCAAGCCTACGCCCGCTTCTTGGCAGCGCAGACACCTCCGGTTAACCCCGAGCAGATCGTCACGCGCATGAAGTTCGACACCAAG